ATGAAGACCCAATCAAGAATGATGGTGGGCAAATAATTACAAACAATACAATGGCTATGTTTATTCGTGGCGGATCAAGACTAATGTTTGAAAACACTTATGCAATTGGCAACAACTATGCAAGCAATACAGGTTATGCAATTGCTACCACAGATAGCACAGACCTAGCGGTGTTTGGCGACAAGTATATTAGTATGCAGGAATCATTAAGAAAATATGCAATTAGCGGTGTCATTCAGTCTGCTTATCTATCTGGTATATCTCCATCAGAACCGCCAAGATACAACATATTCTATGATGAATTCGGAACGATTATGCGAGAAGCAGCCTACTTTGATGTTAGATATGACAAGGCGTATCCAGCCTTTATGGCAAAGATGTACGACTCCAGAAGAGGACTGAAGGGCTACACCGTGTCTGGCTTTATTCCAAATGCATATTCTGCGGAGTTTATGTTGTTTAATAATACAGATCAGAACCTGGTGTTTAGAGAAAATACAGATAATTATCCATTTATTTATGGGGTAACTTTTACTCAAGAATCTACTCAAGAGCTTACCCTAGATAATTTCTTTAACAAGCTATCTGGTCAAAACAATACTCCGATATCTAACATATCCTATCCAGAAAGCCAACTGTCTATTTACTCTCCACAAACAGCAAAACAACAATACTACGACATTAAAACAAGTAGATCATTCTATGGTAAAAAAGAGTTTAGCCTAAATGCAAATTATATTCAAACACAAGACGATGCCTCATCCCTGATGGCCTGGATCATATCTAAGATAATGAAACCACGTAAGTCTGTTGGAATTTCTTTGTTTAATACGCCAACACTTCAGTTAGGTGACATTGTTCAAATTAGCTACAAGGATAAAACTGGGGTAGACGTTGTTGCTCCACTATCAACCAGATTTATTGTTTACAACATTCAGCATTCCAGAACGTCATCTGGTCCAGAAATGACAGTATACTTAAGTGAGGTGGTATAGTATGGCTATGGGATATAGAGGACCAAGCAATAGGGAAATGATTGCAGAAGAGACTAGAGATATTGTGTTGCCAAAACCAGAAAGTTTTACGTCTACACCGTCTGAAAAACCAAGAGAGTCTACGAGTATCTCAAATGTAATTAAGGTTGCAACTCCAGACATTATAAAGGCAGTACAAGAAAAGGCATACTCCAATGAAAAAGAAACTGAGCCGTTGTTTGAGCAGTTCGGACTTCAGGAAATTCTAAGTGTAACCAGAAACAGTGCTATGAACATTGTTAATGGTCAGAATGTGACGTATCAGCCAATTAAAAATATTGCTAGCATAACATTGCAATATAACCCATTAAACATTCTTCCACTTCAGTCAGCAGATACGATTTTTAAGAACTTTTCTATATCTCTAGAAGACAAGGTTGTAGATGATGGCGACGGCACAGGACCCAACAAAGAGGCGGAATACCTTGACGAACAGAATAACCTGGTGATAAACGTTACTGGCCTAGGGCCTGACGAGCTTGTAGAAATAGAAAGCCTTAGCATTGAGAGCAAATTAATGATAGAATATAGTGAAGGAGTTCCATCGTGATAACAAATAAGGGTAAAGACATTATTGCCAAATATCTAATTGGCCAGGCACCAGCCTATGCCTCACATATTGCTATTGGCTGTGGTGCCAAGCCACTAGACACCACAGATCCATTTGAAAACTATACACTAAATACAGAACTCAACTTTGAAATGTTTCGTGTTCCAATTATTTCTCGTGGATACGTAAACGAAGAGGGTGGGCCAAAAATTGTGTTTACCGCAGAACTGCCAACAGAAGAACGATATGAGATTAGTGAAGTTGGAATCTACTCTGCTGGTGCAAACCCATCTGCCACTGGAAACGATAGCCGTGTCCTATTCTCATTTTCAAACAGAGAAAACTGGGAACAGCATGGACCCAGCTCCTCAACGGCAATTAACAGGTATGACGAAAACCTTTCAAAACCAACTCCAGACTTCGGAGATATGGTTGACACTGCTGCTGCAGAAGATGTGTTTCAGACAGGGTCAAACAATCCGTTCTTTACTGTTTCAGAAAGATCTGCAAGAAATGAAAGATGCAGATTTCTAAACAATATTCTTGCAATCAGGGGAGACGAGTCGGACCTCAGCATATCCAACATTGACGGCAAAGACAGGCTTGTACCAATTGAAGAAGACTCAAAGCACATTCACTTAAGTCCAGTGGGAATCAATCTTGAAAAGAATGCACCAAACGATTTGCTAAAGATTGCTTTTTCGGTTATTGGTAAAAATCTTTCTAGTCCAGAAGTACAGCCAGACGAAGTAAGAATTATGGTTGAGTTTGCCCATGATGATGAAGCCACTCAATACGCAAGATTTGATGCAATTGTAGAAAATGGAGCAACATATGAAAACAATGCTGGGGATGAATTTTTTGTTTATCCAAAAGGCATCGAAGGCATAGTAGATTTTTCAACTAATAGATACTATGTAGTTTCAAGGCAACTTCAAGAATTGCGTAAAAGCACTGGTTTTTCTTGGAGCAAGGTTTCAGTTGTAAAAATATATGCAACGGTACTTAAAGATGATGCACCATCGTCCGATTACTTTGTTTGCCTTGACGCACTTAGATTAGACAACGTTGCTACAGAAAATCCAATCTATGGACTTACAGGATACTCTCCAGTAAAAAGTCCAGATGCACAGACAGTTCTTAAGGACACAAACACCAAAAGCTTTGTAGAGTTCAGATTTGCTATGGGTATTGATAGTGGTATCTAATGGACGTAAATGTAAAGAAAGCGGCTCTGCCATCTAGTGACTTACCACCAGTAAGCAAAGATAATCAGTATGCTTATAGATATCGAATTATCTCTGAAGACAGAAACAGAACTTCTTCATGGTCGCCAATTAAAATAATTTCAGCTCCAGCGGTAGCAATGGTTGATGGAGATGTAACAGTATCTGGTGCGTCAGACAATGTTATTACAGTAACTTGGTCTAATGAAAACAATAGACCAAATTATGATATTTTTACTAAGTTTTATTTTTTTGTAAGCAAGGCATCGCTGACAAGCAATGTAGCTACTGTTCATACAACAATTGATCACAACTTTGCTATCGGTGATACAATTGTCATTGAGGGAGTTAGTTCTGTTTTTAACGGCACCCATGTAATAACAGGCAAAACCCACGACACAGTATCATTTGACAAAACAAACACTAATATATCAGAATACAATGTTTCTCCAAATGGAACTATAGGTTCTGACTATTTTTGTCACGGAACAACACCATTCTACACATATTCTTTTGTCAAGAGGCCTGGATCACGACTTACCATCGGGGTACAGGTGGAAAGTGTTCCCATAGATGGAGCAAAAAGATTCTATGGAGTCTTGCCAAAAACACTACTTCAACCAGATGGAAATGCATTGCTGGTATACACAGAAGACATTGCCCTCTAGTATGGTATAATAGGATAACTATGATAGGAACAATACAAGAACCGCAGAGAGGTCAGCCAATTGACCTCAGTTACATTTCACAGATTGTTAAGACTGTTAATGATATAGCACGTGAGACAATCGTTACAGGAAACAAGACATCTGTTGTGGATAACTCAAAGGCTGGAAACGTACAGACTGAAGTTAGAACAGCAGATCTAAAAATCATTGCTGGATATATTGAAATCTTTGCTACTAGCAATCAGGTTGCAGCAGGAGATACCAAAGACTTCTCATACGCTTTCCCAATCTCTGACTTTAAGAACCCACCAATTGTTGTAGCAACTCCAGTAAACATTCTTGGAACAGATGCTGGTAAGAATGTATCTGTTATTCTTAAAGAGCCAACAACTGCAAAAGTTGAGGGTACAGTAAAGTTCGGTGCTAACGGTAATCTGGCCATCGGCGTAAACCTGATCGCCATCGGCGTTGCAAGTTCGTAAGGAAGCCTAATGGCTGGCAAGAAAAAGCAAAGCATTGAGGCAGAGGGATACAACCAATTGCCAGTAGTTCCTGCCAGTAAAAAGGTGTGGTTCTTAAATGGCGACCTTGTTCGTATTCACCACCTAAATAAATCTAATGGAATTATGTCTGTTTATAATATTATAAAAGGACAGATCGAAAGTTGTCTTATTAATGATTTTAAGAAGAATAGGGAACGTGCTTATACTGTCGGGCAAACAGCAGACCTCGTAAACAGGCATAAGAAGTACCTACCAGACCTCGTAAAAAGAGGGGTTATTCCAGGACCTACAGGTGCTCAAATCGGCGGAGAGACCGCCTGGCAGGTCAGGAGCTACTACTCCGAGTCGCAGGTCAGGGATATTCGTGATATACTGGCATCATATCATCACGGTAGGCCAAGGAACGACAAACTTATTACCAATGACATGACTCCTACAAGACAAGAGTTGACTCGTAGGATGGGAGATGGTATACTTACATATACAAGGACCGAGGATGGACGATTTATCCCCATCTGGTCTGAATCGATTTAATTGTTCTTGAAAGGAACAGGGTATGAATAACGAAGAAACAAAGGTAACCGTTGGGCTAGGCTATACGCTCAACCTGGGCAACTTCCAGTCACTACGCATTGACATATCAATCACTGATAACAAGCGTGATGGAGAAAACACCAACGAAGCATTTGATCGTGTGTACGGCTTTGTAGAAGCCAAGCTTGCAGATAAGGTCAAAGAAGCCACCGCTGAGATCGAAAGCAAATAATGGCAGAACGCAAAGACCGAATGGCTTTGCTTTCAAGATACTCTAAACTACACACTCAGAAGTTTGAGTCAAAGCCATTATTGAATTTAAACGTAGAGCAGTGGGCAGCAGATGCCCTCATAGAATCTTACACTTTACCATATTGCTATGACCTGCTACAATATTACTTTGACGTTGCACAAAACCCAACGTGGAAATACTTTGCAAACTATGCTCACGATATAATCGATAAGCGTCAACAACTAGAACAAGACAACAAGGAGAGAGCCGAACGCCGTAGAAAGGCTAAGGAGTGGCTAAATGAATAATACAGAATCTAAACTAATTTCAGCGGTACTGCAGGATAAGCAAGTGCACGTGTTGCTACAAGCAAACGTAGAAAACATCCTGAGAACGCACAATGATATCTGGACGTTTATTCGCAACTACTCCGAGATGAACTCAACAGTTCCACCAGTATCTTTGGTTGTGGAAAAGTTCCGTGACTTTGTTCCAATGGATGGTGTTGGTGCAACCAAGTATCACCTAGAAGAACTACAAGCAGAGTTTCTAAACGATAGCCTCAAGGATGTTCTAAGGTCTACGGCTGCAGAGGTTCAGGCTGGGCAAGGCTCTAAAGCACTAGAAGATCTTATTCAAAAAACCTCAGAACTTAAAAAGAATACAGCAGTTATCCGTGACATTGATGCAACAGACCTTGATTCAGCAGTAGCATACTTTGAAAACCTTGCAAGACAACAAGCTCTCGGCTCAATTGGTATCAAGACTGGCTTGCCAGGATTTGACAACTACCTACCTGCTGGAATTACGCCAGGCCAACTTGGTGTGTTCCTAGCCTATCCAGGTATTGGTAAGTCTTGGTTTGCACTTTATATGGCGGTACAGGCATGGAAGCAGGGCAAGTCACCACTAATCATCTCTCTGGAAATGTCAGAGACAGAAGTTCGTAACCGTGTCTTTGCTATCATGGGGGAGGGTCTTTGGTCACACCGCAAACTATCTAATGGTCAAGTAGAGATTGACGACCTAAAGCGTTGGCACTCAAAGGAGCTTGCTGGTAAGCCAGAGTTCCACATCATCTCAAACGATTCAGGTGGGGAAGTAACGCCAAGCGTTATTAGGGGTAAGATTGATCAGTACAAGCCAGACCTAGTTGTTGTGGACTACCTACAGTTGATGTCTCCTAACCAGAAGTCTGACAACGAGACGGTACGAATGAAAAACCTATCTCGTGAACTAAAGCTTATGGCTATTAGCGAAGAGATGCCTATCATTGCCATCTCGTCTGCTACGCCAGATGACGTTACTAAACTAGACACAGTTCCTACGCTAGGCCAGACCGCATGGTCTCGCCAGATTGCCTACGATGCTGACTGGGTATTGGCACTAGGCCGTGCCACCAACTCAGACATCCTTGAGTGCGTATTCCGTAAGAACCGTAATGGCTTTATGGGTGAGTTCTTGGTCCAGGTAGACTTCGACAAGGGCTGGTACAAGTACAAGGACTATGAAGATAACTAGTTATAATGGTGTATGGCAAATTTACACCACAAGCCAATTAAAAGGTTTAGTC